CAAAACGCTACCAAATTAAGCCCTTTAGAACAAGCCAACGCTGAAAAGCTTGCGAAACTACAAAGAGAGCAAGAACAAAGCGAACAAGAGTTTTTAAAAGCTAAAGAGCAAGAAGCAAAACGCAAAGAAGCGTTAAAAAAGAAATTAGAACACGAGCGAGGCAATGCGGGCAACATTGAAAGCCAGACTAAAATAGAAGTAGGAGAGGATATACCCACACAGATCCAAGCGCAGATCCCCAAAAGCCGAGTAAGGTTGAACGAACGAGAGATTTACGATCTAGATTATGCGATCGTGAAAGCTAAAGATCTAAAACCAAGCTTTACCACAGGCGGAACGCAAAAACGCACCGACATGAACGAAGAGCAGATTAAAAGCATCGCTGAAAATTTTGATCCCAAAAAGATATTTGGGAGCGGAGGGTTTGAGGATTTACCAATCATTCTACATGACGGGCAAGTGATCGCAGGGAACCACCGCATCGCTGGCATGCTAAACTTCACGCCTAAAAGCCGTTTTGCTTACGAGAGAGCGATCAAGGAATACTATCACATAGACTTAAAGCCCGACGAGCTATTAGTGAGAGTGCCACACAATAGATTAAACAACACCGAGATCAACAATTTAGCGGCTTCATCTAATCAAGGACGCTTTAATAGCGAAAGCGATCATGCGATAGCGGTTTTAAGCCATTATGAAGCGAAATTGAAAGAATTAGACCAAAAATTAAACGCTGATAGCGTCTATTCCTTAAAAGACATGGTTGCTAAAAATCTTAATTTTGACAAAGCCACCCACCCTAATGTAGGAGATAGTAACCTCGCACTTCTCATGTATAACATGCCAAGGACCAAGACGCAAGGGATAGAATTACTCAACCGCTGGCAGAAAGCGTTTTCTAACGACATTAAAAGCTATGAAAAAGTGAAAAAAATGTTTGTAGATAACGCCGGAAGCTTTCACAATCTAATCCATGACATGAACTTCCCTAATGTAAGCCTTAACGCTTATTTAAGCGATATTATGGATCGCAGTTTTGCGAATTTAAAAGAATTATCAAAGCACGAGCGAAAGCTTAAAAGATTTGAGCGAAGAATTCTATAAAACGAGTTCTTTAGACATGTTTGAAAAGAGCGATCAAGGAATAAGCGACATCAGCGAGATTTTAGGAGGTGCGATCGCCAGGTTTGCACGATTTGATGATCCGAGCAAAGCGTTATTTGAAGCGTTAAGAAGCGATAACATTAAAAAAGGCTTGAAAGAGTTCAAGATCGCAGATATCACTAAAGACATGTTCGATCCTAAAAGCAAGGAATTTAAGGACATTGACATTTACGACTTCACGCATTACCTTTTAATGGTGAATAGAGAGCCGAATGAAAATAATCCCGTTTTAAACCGCTTAGTGCAAGCCGTTAAAGACATGCAAAAAGAAAGCGAGAAAGGGATAAAAGAAGTTAGTAAGAAAACCGCAGAAGAAACAGAGAGAGGAATAAAAGAACGAGCCTTTAAAGTCATAGAAGACAAAGAAGCGTTTTTGAAAGATTTGAACGCTATCAAACCAATGCCATTACCCAAAGAGATCGACACCGGGAGCTTTTTAAACGCTTTTAACGGCGTTAAAAATAAAGAAAATTTCATTAAACATTTGAAAAGTAAGCCTGACAGCGCGTACCGATTAGCTTATTTGCATTTAGTAGAACCTACCTTGAAAGAACCAGACATTACGCTTATTTTCAAAGAGCAAGGTAAGGAATTTAAAAAAGAGCATATCAAAGCCTTTCAAGGCGATCCTAAAACGATTTATTATTTTTTAGTTACACAAGATAACGATAACAAGCTTATAACAGGATTAAGAACTTCGGAGAATTATCTTAAAACAGAGATTGACAAGGCGGACATTATCCACTCTTTCATTCCGCAGGATAGCTAAAAATGCTAAAAAGCAATGAGTGGGCTACCATTGAAACTATAAAACAAAAACTTGAAAAAGTCAAGGAGTAAAAAATGAATTACCCTAATCTCCCTAATAGCGCTTTAGAAATTACCGAACAGCCAGAAGTTAAAGAAATCACTAACGAGCTTTTAAAGCAACTTCAAAACGCTTTAAATTCTAATAGTCTTTTTACTGAGCAAGTGGAACTAAGCCTTAAAGGGATTGTTAGGATTTTAGAGGTGCTTTTAAGTTTGGATTTTTTCAAAAACGCCAACGAGATCGATAGCAGTTTGAGAAACTCCATTGAATGGCTTAACAACGCCGGCGATAGCTTAAAAACTAAAATGAAAGAATACGAGGGCTTTTTTAGCGATTTCAATACGAGCATGCGCACCAACGAGCAGGAAGTAACCAACACCTTAAACGCCAACACCGAAAACATCAAAAGCGAAATTAAAAAGCTAGAAAATCAGATCATAGAAGCCACAACCAGGCTTTTAACGAGTTATCAAATCTTTTTAAACAACGCCAGAGATAACGCTAATCACCAAATCACCGAAAACAAAACGCAAAGCCTTGAAGCGATAACACAAGCGAAAACAACCGCTAGCAACGAAATAAGCGAAAAACGAACGCAAGCGATAACTAACATTAACGAAGCTAAAGAAAGCGCTACCACTCAAATAAACGCTGATAAAACGCAAGCTTTAAACAATATCACGCAAGAAAAAAACCAAGCCACAAGCGAGATCATTGAAGCGAAAAAAACCGCGTTTAACGAACTTTTAGAAACCTTGAAGCCGAAATTTAGCGGCTTGTTTGCGGGCGTTTATTATATTCATAATGCGATCTATATTAACGGCGGATGGGAGCAAAAAGTCAAAGATTTGAGCGATTATGCGCTAGATAAAAGCAAGAAATACGAAATAGAGGTGTTTTTTCAATTTGTGAGCGTGAAAAGTGTAGAAGCTAATGTTTATTTTGGATTAAGAACGAACGAAGGCTTTTTGAAAGAAAGCATTCAAAAGATCACGCATAAGTATGTATCACAAGTTTATTATAAAAAACTTTTAGTAGAAAGCGTGAGCGGTGTTTTAAGCCTGTATCATGGCTATTTTTACGGGAATGTCAATTATTTCAATGAAGCGATTATAACGAGCATTAGAGAGCTACCTAACGATACACTTTTAAGCAAGTTAAGTAATGGGTCTAATTTTTCTAACGCTACCATGATCACGCAAAATCTGAACGACACAACAGGCATAACAACAACAAGGAGTTAAAAAAATGATTTTAGAAAACGCATGCGAGTTTAAAGAATATTTAGGGTTTGTTTTTGATGCAATGGGATTTAATGGGAGTTTTGAAGTGGTAGGTAACGCTATTCATCTTAACATCATAAGCGACAAAGAAATACCGACTAAAGAGCAGGTTTTAGAAAAACTCCAAGAAATCACGCTTAAAGAAAAAAAGAAAGAACTAGAGAGCCAGATTAACGCTATTTGCAAAGAAAAAATTATAAAAGATTTCAGAAGTAGCGCTTTAGGTAGCGTGCATGCTTATGATCTCACTTTAGAAAATCAAGCGAACTTGCAAGCGCTAGTTATAGCGAGTATTGACTCAGTTTTTAGGTGCGCTGAAGTTAGTAACGATGGCGTTATAGGCGCTAAAACTTACAAAACACACACCAAAGCGCAATTATTGAAACTATCAAAAGAAGCTTTAAAATTCAAAAGCGATCTGATTTTGTTTTATGGGAGAGAAAAAGAGCGCCTGAACGCTATCAATAGTTTAGAAGAATTAGAAAAATTTGTTATTAAAGAATACTTGACATGAGGAAGTTTAGCGAGCCGATCGTGGCTGAGTTTAGCAACGATGGAAAAAGGTTAAGGCTTGTTGAAGGATTTGAATACTACCTAAAAAACGATCATTCTAAAAAGCTGATCATCCCGAGCGGTTTTTCTAGCGATGGCTTTACGAGCATGGGCTTTAGTTTTGTGATCCCACGATATGGGAGCGGTTTGAAATGCGCGATTTTGCATGACTACATGTGCGATGTTTTGAATGGTGTATTGCCTAGACAGAAAGATTTTTTTATTAACACGCGCAAAGAATGCGACGATCTGTTTTTAGAAAGCATGCTTGAAGTCAAAGCGTTTTCAGTGTTTAAAGCGGTTTTGATTTATTATGCAGTGCGTTTGTTTGCTAAAGTGAAAGGCTTGAAATGATGCGAGTAGTGGTATTTGATGCGAGCGGTGTATTAGAAGCGTTTGATTATAGAGGCGTTTTAATCCACAAGCAGGAAATACAAGCTAATCAAAAACTAAAACTACCATTCACGCAAAAAAACTTTTTTAAATTCAATAACGCTTTTTTTGGAGTGTGTGAGGGCGTGGGTGATTTGGATTATAGAGATTATCCTAAAAATTTGAATTTTAACGCTCTTTTATGCGAAACCATAGAAAACTACCTATTGAACGCTAAAGAGCCTAAAAACAAGCAACAAAAGGCTTTATTAGCGGATTTTTTAGCAGTCTATGAAAAGAACATTAGTAAAGGCGTTTATTATCTCAAGCCGAAGTTTTTTGCAGAAAAAGAAAAAGAATTGATAGAAAGGATTTCAAAATGATAGAAGTTAGCGAAATTGTAGCAAAGGTTAGAGAACGCTTGAACGACAACGAAGTGGGAAACTTTGAAATTTTAGACAGCGTGATCATTGAAAACATCAATCAAGCGCTTTTAAAAATTTGTTTGGAGTTTAAATTGAATAAAACGATCACAAGAGCCTTAATCACTGAAGAAGAACGCTTTTTAACGATTAACAACCTTTTAGGTATAGAAAGCGTTAAGTTAGATAAAAAAGAAATCAAAAACCGTAACAGCATAGAAAAAGATACCGGAGAAATAGAATTATTGATTTTGAGCGATAAGATAAGTGTAACGCCATTTAGGAGCGGAGAGCTTGAAGTGGTGTATTACACTTACGAAGAGGTGAATAATATTTTAGATAGCGTGAAACTGCCTAAAATCTGCCTTGATGTGTTAGTGTATAGCGTTTTATGCAACCTTTTAGAAATACCTAACCATGAAGCCAATTTTAGCATTTTAGCGAACTATAAGCAATTATTGAAATTAGCGAAAGATAACCTAACGAATTATTTAAGCCTGATGTATTCTAAAAATATCCATTTTAGCAAAGTGGTAAGAGTTTGAAAATAGAAAGCCTCTTGAAGGACTATATCAACTTCAATCAAGAGGCTTAAGAAGTTTTTATGCTAACAACATTAAAACTAAACCTGAAAGAAACCGCTATTAGGAACGACAGATAAATCTTAATAGCGACAAAATATTAGCAAAAAGCAAAAATAAAAAATAGGGTTATCTTTTTTCACTAAAAACTAACCCTAAAAATAATTTTTCATTTTTGTTAAAGTTTTACAATCACAAAAATAAGAAAGGATAAGCATGGGTATCAAAGAAAAAGAGATCGAGCTTGAAACTCTAAAGCGTGAGATTGCGCAAGCGGAGGCGAGTTTAGAACAGGATTTCATTAAGCACATGGTGGATAAGACGAGCGAGAAAGTGGAAGATTTGTTTTTTAGCAACAAGCCGGAGTTTTACCGGTTTGTTTTCACGGAGCAAAACAACTACTTAAGAGAAAAGCTTACGGATAAAGTGGGCAGAGCGATGGATTTAAGCGATGAAATCCAAAGAGAGAGAGAAAACGAAGAAATTGAAAAAGACAAAGAAGCGTTTTTGAAAAAACACCCGGGAATTGATTTTAACGAGCTTTTAGAGTTTTACAATGAAGAAGTGCCTAACCGCATTAAAAAGCAGATTGACAAGTTAGAGGGCGTGGCTTTTTTTGAAGCGGTTTTAGACTATTTCAACGCCTTAAACGCTAAAGAAGAGCCTAAAAACGAAGCGAAAGAAGAAGAAAGCCCATTACCTAAAGAAGCGTTAGGTAACGGCGTTAGCGGTGTAGGATACGCTAACAATGAAAACATCATGACAAGATACTAAGGAGCGATCACATGTTAGAAAAACTTAACAACATCAATTTTAACAACATTTCCAATAACCCTAATCTAGGCGTAGAAGTAGGTAGAGAGATCCAAAATGCAAGCTGGGTAAAAAGCCCATTTTTTAGCATCACAGGCACAGGCGCGGATCGTGGAGTTAGGCTCTTTAGCGTGGCAAGTCAGCAACCATTCCGCCCAAGGATTAAAGCGCAATTGACCGGTAGCGGTGTTAGCGGAAATACAGATTTTGAAGCGAATTATGATAATTTAGAAATTCTAAGTCAAACGATCTATCCGGACGCTTTTGGTAATTCCTTAAGATCTAAAATCAAAGCTTACAGTGAATTAGAACGCATTGATTTCATTAAGGAAAGCGTGGATAGCTTGACAACATGGATGAACGAAGAAAGAGATAAAAGGATCGTTGCAAGCTTGACTAACGATTTCACTAACTACCTTTATAACCAAACGATGAATGTAGCCACGATCAGAAAAGCGATTTTTCACGCCAGAAACGGCTTAAAAGAAAATAACGCTAAAGCGTTCCCGATCAAACCCGTTAGAGCGACCATGCAAAGCGTGGGCAATGTAGTGGTGCAAAACACAAGCTACATTATTTTATTAGATAGCTACCAAGCGAACCAATTAAAAGCCGATAGCGAGTTTAAGGAATTACGCAAGCTTTACGCCTTCGCAGGCGAAGATAAAGGTATGCTGTATAGCGGGCTTTTAGGCGTGATTGATAATTGCCCGGTGATTGATGCGGGCGTGTGGAATAAGCTTAATGTAGGGATGCCTAATTCTACCGTGAGCGATAGCGATTTTTCACGCTACGTAAATAAAGCCAATGTGAATAACATTGTAACGCCTAGCCAACTCAAAGAACTTTTAAAAACCAACAAAAAACAAGCCGTTGAAAACAAAGAGATCTCGATCGGTTGCTTGATCGGTGCTAGCGCGGTGTTATTAGCAGGATCTAAAGAAACGAGGTTTTACATTGATGAAACCGTGGACGCGGGTAGGAAGTCTTTAGTCGGCGTGGATTGTCTTTTAGGCGTGTCTAAAGCCAAGTATCAAAGCACAGACGGAGTAGTAACGCCTTATGATAACCAAGATTTTGCCGTGATCGGTTTAGTGTCTAACATGGAATAAGAAAGGAAAAAAGAACATGATCCAAAAAGTCCATAGCGTGAGCTATCTAGCAAAAGCGGAATTTGAGTTTAAAAACGGCGTTTATGATTTAGTGGCTTTACCCACAGGTGCGGAAGTGGTTAAGGTGAGTGTGGAAGTGGTGGGTAACCCTACGGCGGGAAGTGTTAGCGTGGGTTTCAAAGATGAAACCACCAAAAACTATTTTTTGACTTTAGAAAACGCTCAAACCAATAAGAACGTCACGAGCGCTAAAGACTACACGGCTACGAGCAATAAAGTAGTAGCAGCGGAAGTAAAAACGCTAACGGAACCGATGTTAAAGGCGTGTTGAGAGTGTTATACTTTTTGCCAAGCGTTATTGAAGTAGAGTATTAAATAATTTAAGCATTTTTGAAATGTTTTGAAATGTTTAAAAATGTTTTGAAATGTTTAAAAATGTTAAGAACTTTAATAAAAGTTAATAACGCTTGAAAACTTTAAGAAAGGCTAAAAAATGTTTTTTAAGAACCCTTTAAACGATCCTAACTACTTCAAGCCTGAAAGCGCTAAAAACACGCCAACGCTAACACGAGAAAGCATGCCGAAAAACTTCGGCTTGTTGAATTATTCTAAAACGAGTTATAGCGATTTTGTGAATGATTATAAGCCAACGCCTAAAACTTCTAAATTTTCTAACTTTATGGAGAATGTAGGAGGTTATGGAGGTTTAGGAATGCTAGGAGGTGCGATCGGCGGTTTAGGGAGCTTAATCGTGGGAGCGATCAACTTTAGCGAGCAAAACAAAAGCGCTAAAGAAAGCGCTAGAATGGCAAAAGAGCAGTTTGAACTAGAAAAACAACGCTACAACGCCAGAGAGCAGGAACGCTTACGAAATAGGCAAGAGATTGATAACATAGCTAAAAATAACGCTGACATCATGACAAGGTTTTAGCTAAACCTAACCCTTAAAATAACGCCTTGATTTTGCTAATCTTTAGCTAAAAAAAAGGCTTATGCATGGACTTCACCACACTACAAAACGACTTTTCTAACGATTATCAAAAGGCTTTGATCGCTAACGCTGAATTTTTAGAAGCCAAGAAATACTACAACGGCAACCAACTCCCGCAAGATGTTTTAAACATTATTTTAGAGCGCGGGCAAACGCCGATCGTTGAAAACATGTTTAAAGTGATTGTTAATAAGATTTTAGGTTATAAAATAGAAAGCATTAGCGAAATACGATTAAGCCCTAAACAAGAAGAAGATCGAGCCTTAAGCGATTTATTAAATAGTCTTTTACAGGTTTTCATCCAACAAGAAAACTACGATAAAGCGATGATTGAAAGGGACAAGAACCTTTTAATGGGTGGTTTAGGTGTTATTCAATTGTGGGTGAACGAAGATAAGGATAAAAATGTAGAAATTGACATTAAAGCCTTGAAGCCTGAAAGCTTTGTGATTGACTATTTTTCAACGGATAAGAACGCATTAGATGCGAGGCGTTTTCATAAGATGCTAGAAATCACGGAGCAAGAAGCTTTATTATTGTTTGGTGAGAGCGTGATAATTAATTATTCTAGCGTGAATCACGAAAGAATAGCGAGCGTGATTGAAAGCTGGTATAAAGAATACAATAAAGAAACGAAAAGCTTTGAGTGGAATCGGTACTTATGGAGTAGAAACGCTGGGATTTATAAAAGCGAGCTAAAACCATTTAAGAACGGCGCATGCCCTTTTATCGTATCCAAGCTATACACGGACGAACTGAACAATTACTACGGCTTGTTTAGAGATATCAAGCCCATGCAAGATTTCATTAACTACGCTGAAAACCGCATGGGTAACATGATGGGAAGTTTTAAGGCGATGTTTGAATAGGACGCCGTTGTGGATGTAGCGGAATTTGTTGAAACCATGAGCTTAGACAATGCGATCGCAAAAGTGCGCCCGAACGCTTTGAAAGATCATAAAATCCAATTTATGAACAATCAGGCGGATTTAAGCGCTTTAAGCCAAAAAGCCGAACAAAAACGCCAATTATTAAGGCTTTTAGCGGGCTTGAACGATGAAAGCTTAGGCATGGCAGTCAATAGACAGAGTGGGGTCGCGATCGCTCAAAGGAAAGAAAGCGGCTTGATGGGCTTGCAAACCTTTTTAAAGGCTACGGATGATATGGATCGGTTGGTGTTTAGGTTAACTGTTAGCTTTATCTGTGAGTATTTCACTAAAGAACAAGTTTTTAAGATCGTAGATAGGAAGTTAGGGGATAGGTATTTTCAAATCAATTCTAGCGACGACAACAAGATAAGACCGCTTAAATTTGATCTGATTTTGAAATCCCAATTAAAGACGGAGAGTCGGGATGAAAAATGGTATAACTGGAATGAATTATTAAAGATTTTAGCTCCCATAAGACCGGATCTAGTGCCTAATTTAGTGCCATTGATGCTAAACGACATGGATAGCCCAATAACTAACGATGTTTTAGAAGCGATACAAAACGCTAACGCTTTACAACAACAAAACGCACAGGCGAACGCGCCTTATAACGAACAAATCCAAGCCTTACAGATCCAAAAGTTACAGGCTGAGATCATGGAATTACAAGCTAAAGCGCACAAATACGCCGAGCAGGGAGCGTTATCACAAACCACGAACGAAAGCGAAAAAATTAACCAAGCGGTAGCGATTAGTGAGATGCAACAAGAAAACGCTAACAACGCTAATAACGCCGAAACGAATACTAACAAGCCAAAAAAGAAACTCAAAACGAGCGATAAAACGACATGGCGAAAATACCCAAGCGCGCAGAATTTGGATTATTGAAAATGAAATTTTTAGAAATGTTAGGAATAAGCGTTTTAGTTTTAGCGTTAGGGATTAGCTTTATTATAGCGGTTTGTTTTTCTTTAGGAGCGTTGCTAAATGGATAAGCAAAAAGCTTTAAAAGAGTTAGCGATTAGGGAATTAGCGCGGCGTGATTTTTACCAATTCTTGCGCTTGAAGTGGGAAAGATACGAAAATAAGCCGTTTTTAGACAACTGGCACATTGAATATTTATGCAGGGTTTTAGAATGCACTCAAAGCAACACATGCCGAAGCGATGAATTAATAAGGCGTTTGATTTTAAACATGCCTCCAAGCTATGGGAAAACGGAGATTATAGCAAGGTGCTTTATAGCGTGGAGTTTAGGGAAAGATCGAACTAAAAAAATTTTTTACATTTCTTACAGCGATGAGTTATGCAGAAAGATCGCTAACCAGGTAAGGGATTTAATGAGCAGTTTTTTTTATCAAAGTATCTTTTTTGATGAGCCTTTAGAGTTTTTGCAAAACAACTCAAGGGAGTTTATTTTAAGAGAGGGTGGGGGCTTGTTTGTTACCACACTAAAAAGCGCGCTCACCGGATTTCATGCTAATCAGATACTCATTGATGATCCAATTAAAGTGAGCGACATGGGATCTAAAAAAGAGGTTAATAATGTTAATCTGAATTTTAAAGAAAGCGTTATTTCACGCTTGCAAGACACACGATCTAATATAACGATTTTGATGCAACGCCTAGGCAGTAATGATCTATGCGGGTTTTTGCAGAACGAACGAGAGTTCGATACTGAAACGATCAAGCAATGGAAGATTATACAGCTTAAAGCCTTGAACGATAACAAAGAATTTTACAGAATTAAAGATTTTGAACACACAAGAGAAAAAGACACGCCGTTATTTGAAGCTAAACACAATAAAGAGCAATTAGAAGCCTTAAGGTTGCAAATGGGTAACGATGAATTTTTTGCGCAATACCAACAAGATCCCGTCGTTAGCAGTGGTGGGTATTTTAATCCGCAGTATTTAAAGAAAGTTTTCACTCACGAATTAGGAGAGCTAAACACTTATATATTTGTAGATAACGCTTTAAGTTTGAGCCGATGCGCCGATAACAGAGCTATAGTTGTCGTTGGCGTGGAAAATTATAACGAGAGCGTTAGGTATATCGTTTTAGATTGTTCTTATGGGATATGGAGCGAAGAAGAAACCATTAAACACATTCTAGCAACTAAAGAAAAATACAAGGACGCTAAAACCTACATTGAGAGCGATGGCGGAGGTTTAGTATTGTATCGTTTGCTTTTAGTAGCCTTAGCCAGACACAACCAACAAGCCAAAGAAAACCATAAGGAATCATTAAACGATGAGATTATTTGCTACACGCCAAGCCGAAAAATCTCCAAAGTGGATAAAATCAAAGCGATAAGGCCTTTTTATAATACCGGGTTTTTAGTGTTTAGCCATTCTAGCAACAACACCGAACAGATAGAAAAAGAGCTTTTTAGCTTTAATCCAGATAAGCCGTTTAAGAAAGATGATTGCATAGACGCATTAGCGAGCGCACTAACGCATGAGAGCGTGAAAGCGCCCATAAAACGAGAGATTAAAGAAGCTTATAACGCTAGATTTAAAGCCAAACCGACATGGAGAATTTAGAAAAAACCTAACCCTTAAAAAACGCGCTTGATTTGGATTAAATAGGAAAAAAGAAAGGTTTTAAATGAAAAATATAAATCTTATTAAACATTTTAGAAATGTTGAAAACATTAAAAAAAAGCGTTTAGCGTGTTCAAAGGCTAAAAAAAGAGCGTTAGAATGCTTAAAAAATAAAGGTTATAGGGATTTTATCGCTAAAGTTAAAAACAAAACTCAAAGCGATGATGCAATAGTAGAAAATTTAGAATTAAGCTACCTAAACGCTGGAATTCACGGATTAGCGCATGTGGAATGAAAAGTTTTTAAAAGTGATCCCTGCAGTGGTGTTTTTGTTTTGCTTGTTAGAAATTTTTGAACTGGTTTTAATCATTAACGACATGAACAAAACCGAAAAACTAGAAGCCGAAGTTAAGAATAATTTGAATGTGTTAGAAGACATCACTATTTTATTAAACGAGCATGCAGGATGCATGCAGTTAGAACATTTTGAAGATAAGAACATTAAAATCAAATAATGAACAATCATTTAATCGTTTTAGGGCTTGAATTTTCAAAACTCATTCCGTATTTTTTGGTGGGTTTGATCGGTTTTTTTGTGGGAATTTTGTATGTGCTTAGAAGCATTAGAAACGAAGATTTTAAAAACAAAAGCGAAAAATTGATTTTCATCATTCAAGGCGTGGGATCGAGCATGCTCATAACTTGGATCGGTTATGAAATCACGGATTATTTTTTTGATTTACCAACGAGCTTATGCGTGGCGATTAGTGGAGGCGTGGGGTATTTGGGAGCGGAGAGCGTGAGCGCTTTAGCGTTAGATAGTTTAAAAAAAAGGATCTGAAAAATGGATTTAGTCAATTTAGAAAACGCTTTGAATAATGGGGACTTCAAAGAGCAGGTTTATTCTAGTTTGGAGGGGATTTATCAAATTTCAAAGGTTTTAAACCAGTTAGAGATTTTAGATAACTTCAACGAACACGATGTGAAAATCATAGAAACGATACAAAACATTAAAAGCAAGTTAGCAGGCTATGAAAACAGCGAACAGGAATTAAAGGCTAAAATTGACACTTTAGTGAGCGCCATAGAAGCTAAAAAGCAAGAATTAGAAGCGCGCTTGAATGTGGAATTACAAAACGCAACCACGAGCGAAATACAAAAGCTTAACGAAGCAGGAAGCGAGCTAAAAACTAATCTTATAAGCGAACTCACGCAAGCTAAAAATACTTTAGCGTTAGAATTAGAAAAGTTGAAAACTAGCGCGCAAAACCTACTAAATGCGCCAAGAATGCAAGGCGTTAATATGAAATTTGTAGGGTTTTATGTTTATGGGCGTCAAAGTTTTTTCAAAAATGAAAGCGATGAATTTAGGGAATTGTTTACTTTTGCTAGCATCCATTTAAGCGCGAATAAAACCTATATCGTGCAATTTAGCATGCCTTATGAATTAAGAACGAACGGGATATACAGCGATAGCATGGGTGAAATGGTGTTGTGTTTGAAAGCTAATAATAACGCCTATCCGATCATCAATAGCTTTTATCAAAACAAAACCACTAATTTACATGATAATAAAATCGTTGACACTTACCGGGCGAGTTGTATTTTCAAAACGCCACACCAGGAAGCGGATTATAAAATAGCATTATTTGCGAGGAAGCATAAAGATTTATGGGTGAACGTGAATTACACGAGCAACACGGGAGGGTTTGAAACGAGTTTTTTAAATAGCGCGCGTTTTGCTAATCTAACCACGCAAAGCATACCGATAGATTTTGATAATGATTGGGTGTTTTATAAACATTCTCAAGCGTTGGTTTATGAAATTTTAGAATGAAGTTTTTATTTTTAGCGTTTGTGTTTAGCGTTAGCTTTAATGCATGCGCTAAAAAGATCATCTATCACGAGGTGAAAGTGCCGATTAAATGCGATATTGAAATACCGACACGACCGAGCGAGCATTTAGAAGCGTTGGAATACTTGCGAGCGTTGTTGATTTATGCTGAAACGCTAGAAAACGATTTGAAGTTTTGCACAAAAAATAACCCTTAAAATCACGCGCTTATTTGGATTAAATATAAAGAAACTAAAGGAAGTTAATGTATTTAGTCTTATTAGAGAGAAAACACGATTTAAAGCCGCTTGTAAGGAAAGATAAGAAAGAAAGCGGCATGTTAGGGAACTTTAGAGTGTTTGAAAGCACGCACGATCAAGGAATAAGCGATAAAGCGATCCTAAAACATTACGAAAAGCAAAACGCTTTATTTAGTTGTTTTTCTTTAGAAAACAGCGGAGAGCCAACGGATACGCCGAATTTAGATAAACCGATCGTAGCGAGAGATTACGAACTAGTGTGGAGCGATACGAGTTGCACGGTGCCTAAAGAATACCAAAATAAAAAATGCAATAAAGAGCGCCATGAAGTGTTACAGCTAATCGATCCTAATAATAAGGATTTCAAAAACCGAAAAATCTTAATCCATGTTGGCAACAGCGCGCATGATACTTTAGGATGCGTTTTGTTAGGGATGCAACACGATGAAGAAATGATTTATAAAAGCAGTGAAGCGGTAAAAAAGTTTTTTGATTTAGTCAAAGATAAGGGCGTTAATAATTTTTTATTTAAAGTGATTGATAAGGCTTCAAATGGATACAACGCGATTTATTAGAAATTTTGTTTTATTCAAAGAAGCCTTACAAAAGCAGAATTTTAATAACAAAGAACTAAACACCACGAGCATGCAAGCGGCTTTGCAAAGCGAGCAATTATCTTTTAAATCAAGAAGCGCAAGGTCTACAGAGCGAGCAGGTGAGAGCAAAAATGCAGATTGATTTTTTAGGGATGCAAGCGAACTTGCAAAACGCTAAAGCCGAAACATTAAATAAGCTAATTCAGTGCCAAGCGATGCTAAAAAGTCTAAAAGATAACGCCATGATCAACCGAGCGAACGCATTAGTAAGCTTGCTACAAGTGCAAGCCAACGCCGCTAATGGGATCACGCCGTCTAATTTTGAAGCAGCGTTTAAAATTATCAGTCAGATCGGAAGTGAATACAATCAAATAACTTTAAGTAACGGGAGCGTGAGCGTGCAAGAAAAAGAACAAACCAACGAACTTAAAACAATTGTGAATAACTTAAGTAAGGAATTAGAAAAACTGAACGAACAAAGCGAGGTTAATTCTATACAGGTTTTTAGCGATAAATTAGAAGTATTGAAAGACGCACCGATTAGGTTATGGGGGTTTAGCACTTTATCTAACGCTGAAGAAGGCTTTTATAATGAACAGAACGAACAAATAGCGAGCGGTAGCGTGTGTTTGTTTAGAAGCGATAAGGTAGGAAAGCACACAATCACCTTTAAAGCGATTAACAATAAAACAAGTTTAGCTAAAAATATCACTATCAGCGTGATCGCTAACAAATTAAAAGAAAGGATTAACTAAATGGCATATTTTGAAAGCATTACAGCGGGCAGGGGTGGGTTAGATAGCTATAATCAAGCGTTGAATAACCAACGATACGCTAACTTATTATTAAACGAAACCATGGGCAATTTTGCCAACACGATCGCAAATTCTGGAAGCCTTTTTGATAACGCTAAAATCAAAGAAGAAGCGTTGAAGTATCAAAGAATGCGAGATTTAGCGAACGATAAAAAGCAAGCGGAAGCGTTTGAGTTGCAAAAAAGACGAGCCGAGCAAAGCATGGATTTTGCTAAAAGACAGCAGGTTATGAATGAAGAAATGCACAAGCAAAACAAACGCTTGAACGAACTTAAAACGCAAGCTTTAGCGCAAGAAAACCGGTTCAATAAACAGCAACAAGACTGGCTAATGAAAGCAACACCAAGCGCTAAAGCGAGCGTAAGCGTGGATAATCATAACGCTAAAAAAACGCCAACAACGCCAACAAACGCATTAAACACGCAAGGCACTTTAAACACGCAAAGCACGCCAATAGCAAAGCCAACAACACCGCAAACAATCACTAAAGAAGAAGTGAAAAATTATATTAATTCTAATCCTTTTTTTAGATACTAATGCTTTATGATTTGATTTTTAAGGTTTTTAGGGGGATTATACCCTATATTGTTATTATCATTTTATTAGTTTTGAACGCTAACCTAAAAACTAAATTAGCGTTAGCGAACGAAAGACTGACCAACAATGAAGCGCATTTGATAAAGCAGAACGAAACGATCAAAACGCTAGAATTAGAAAGCGAGCAATACAAGGCTAACAAGCTTTTAGAAACGATAAAGATTAAAGACAAATACCATAAAATCACCATCAAAGACAACACATGCGAAGCGAAATTAAAAAGCTATGAAGCTTTAATAAACGCTTTTAAAAAATCTAACCCTTAAAATAATGTTAAAAATTTTGTAAAATGTTTTGTAAATATATGAAGAAGTGGAAAAGAAAAAATGAAACTCTATAACAAGATACAAGAACTCATTAACGAAAGCGAAACGCTCAAACAAAAAAATAATGAAGTGTTAGGATTAGCGAGGAACGAATTAAGCGAGCTAATCAATACTAAAGCTAATCAAAATTTAGAAAGCTTAAAAAACACTTTTCAAGGCTATTTAAACGGCAAATTAGTAGAAATGCCTATAATTGTAAAAAAAAATGTTAAGGAATTAGTCAATAAGCAAGAACTGATCGAAGGAGTTAGAAACGAACTTTTAAGCCAGTTTGACAAGCAAGCGATCACCAACGCCTTAAAACAAGAAATTAAAAACGAAATTAAAAACGAATTAGATAACCTTTTAAGCGATAGCGAACTAAATAGCGAACTACAACAAGCTAAAAACGAAATCATAACCCAAACCACGAGCGAAACCACAAACGCCCTAACGAGTAAGATTTTAGGGATTTTGGAAAGCAAATTAAACGCAATCACGGAAAGCGTGATTAAGAATTTAGATTTTAGTTTTTTGAGCGCGCAACCGAAAGCCTTTTATAGCGTGATTAACGAAAACTTAAAGGAAATGTTTTTAAAAGAGCTTGAAAGCGATTTTTTAAAAAATTTTATTAAAGAAAGCATCAATAACGCTTTAAACGAAGCCGAAAAACTCAAAGCCTTAAAAATAGCGGAATTAAAAGCGTTATGTTATCTTCAGGTTACACTTGAAAGCCACAAGGTGAAATTATTACAAGACGCTTTATTTTTGGAAGCACAGAATTTAAATAATAAAATGAAAATAGAAAACGAGATCGCTTATAATTTGAAGCGTAAAGAACTCATAAGAGAAGGCAAGCTAGAAGATGAAGCGTTTAAAAAATATATTTTTAAAGTGATCTAGCAGAAAGGACAAAACAATGACAAACGAAAAAACCGAAAGTGAAATTTTTGAAGAACAAGTAAACAGCCTTTATAAACCCCTCAAACAAGTGCCAAAAACGCCAGAAAGCAAAAAGGAAGCTAATGAAGCTAATCAAGGTTTAGCTAATCAAGGTTTAGCTAATCAAGGTTTAGCTAATGAAAGCGTTAAGGATTTAGAAAATGAGCCGTCTTATCTCTCTACCGGGATTGCTTATTTGGATAACAAGATCAAAAATAGAAGCATCACGGCGTTTGATTATTACATGGCTAAAAAGTTTTTAGGAATGGATCTAAATGTGAATCTAAACGGCAATCTAAACCTAAAAAGCGAGAATAAGACAAGACTAGCGAGCATTAACAAAGCAACACAGGATATTTTTGATGATATTAAGGCGCTTGATTTAGGCAATGATCTCATCCAAAAAGCGCAAGAACACAGCGGACTAATCAATCAGGTGAAGCTATGGATAAACCACAAGACCAGAGGTTTAAAAGGCGTTGACTACGATTTAGCGAAAATGGATGCAGCTAAAAATACCTATTCTAACCGAGTGGCGAAAATCAATTCACAAGGCGGCCAAGTGACTCAGAAAATGAGAGACCAAGCTGCAGAAATGGTAAACTTTGGAGCGAGAAGCAAGGAAGAAAACACCGCAAGAATTTCACAAATGCAAGAAACGATATTGAATTCATTGAAGAAAAACGTGCAAATGTTAGAGAGTTTGGGCGGTAATGTATCGCCGTTAATGTTAACTACGATCAAAAAATACCAAGACAAAGCCGATTATATTAACGAAACGAGCGGAAAAATTGATCTCAAAAAATACCAAAGCTTAGCAGATGAAGGATCGTGATGGAAGAAGAAAAACAAGAAAATAACGAAAACCTTTCACAGATCGATCTCAAAAGAGCGGTTAGAGAAGCCTATGAGGATACTTTAGCGACGCAAGCTGAGATCGCCGCTAAATTCAAAATAAGCCGACAAACGCTGAACCAATGGGCTAAAAAAGGCGAATGGACGAGCCGAAAAATTTTTAATGAAATACGAGCGATGTATGAAACGCTAGGAATGAGCATTAAAGAACTAGCGAAAAAGTATAATTTTAATGAAAATTATCTTATGTATATCAAAACACGCCAAAACTGGGTAAAACGCAGGATAACGAAAGACTTAGAAGAAAAAGAAATTAAAGAAATTTTAGGCGATAAGCTGACCGAAAAAAACATGGATTTGTTTTTAGACACGAAAAAAGAAGAAGTTAAGGAAGTGTTAAAACAAAGCCTAGATCATCTAAATTTAGATCCGATCGTTTTAGAAGCGATCACTGAAACCACTAGCGACGAACTCTTATTGAAAGCGATGAATACCGCCTATATCAAAAAACAGATCTTATTTTGCGCGGTAGTGGCTAGAGGTGAATTAATTAAGATGATCAAAAAAGCGAGCTTGACGAATAACGAAAAGGATAGCGCTAATATTATCGTAGCGGCTGAAAAGGTTTCTAAACTTTTCATTGATGCGGGCGTTAGCTTGTTTGGCAAAGAACAGATCCAGGTTGTAGAAAGTAACAATAATAACAATGTAGCGCAGATGAACATGAGCGATTTGTTAGCGTTAGCTAATAGTAGCGCGGATAGCTGTTATAGCGAAAGCGTGGGCGGTGTAGGTAGCGTGGAATAGTTTGTATCGTTTTAGTGAGCCGACTTCTTGTTTTTAGCGTTTTTCTCTTTTCTTGTTTTTAGCGTTTTTGTTATGAGTTGGCGGTGTTGTTGGAGTTGAGATCCTTACCATTCTGTAAAACCACCACTTGCTAAAGCAAGGAGCTTCCTAACTAAAGCATAAACCGCATTACCGTAAAAAGATTTTTTAAACGATGCTTATTGTCTATTTTGTGGAATGTTTTTAACTTTAATTAACTTTAATTAATGTTTTTAATTTATAAAACGATTTAAAAAAAGAAATGTAGTTTTTTATGTATATTTTAAACTTATGTTACATTTATTTAATGTTTTAAATATTTTTAAAAATGTTAGAAAATTTAGTAATGTTTAAAATTTATACAGAAAGAAACACAAAGCCACACGAATGCCACTTATTAGCCTTTATTCGTGGGGTGTAAAAGCACTTGACAAATAGAAAAAAAACGACTATAATTCAAGCGTTCTTTTAAAAAATGTTATTTGAGACACACAAAAAGCTAAAAACCTAAAAAAGACTGATGCGAGTTTTAGGGGTTTTGGCGTGTTTTTTGGTGGTGGTGTTAATTATAGCTTATTTAATGACGATTATCACTTGATTATTGATTAGGAAAAAACGATTTCAAAATATTCCATTGCTTAATTGCGCTTTTATGCAAAGAACGGCCAATCCTGATACTTAAAGGTAGTTTTTTAGGCCTTTGTTTTTCTGTGTTGGAATTTTGAGTATTCATCCCGTCGCAAGCGATCGCAAATTCTTCTAACACATAGTTTTTGACCCCATGCCAATAATGCCTGTCCATCACGCAATCTATAGGCATCACCCATTCTTTCGTGCTGTATTTCAATAATTTTTGCGCGGCTTTTGGGGCTAAAACATACCCTTGAGTGCCAATGCCATCTTTAAAATTTAAGATTTGAGAAACCCCTTTAACGGGAGTTTTTTGTTTAGCCACATTTTCTTCTAAATGCATCAAGCGGATATAGCCTAATTCGTTGATGTGCTGGCGGCAAAATTCCAAGCTTTCTTTAAAACATTCTTTTAGGGTTATATCGTCTTCTAAAATACAGATCGCTTCATTAAGCTCTATGCATTTTTGCCACAAGGAATAATGGCTCGCATAGCACCCAAGCTCCCCAAACCCCATCCTCTTCCCGCAATGCTTGATCGCATGAAAGAAATTTTTTAACGCGCAAGGGGGGTGTTTTTTATTTTCACAAAAAGCCAATAAATCTTCAATCACAAAAGAAGGGTGCAAATGCTCTAAAATCAAGGGGTGTAATTGAGTGGGAGAGCTTTTAGAATAGATCGCATCAAAAATTTCATAAGAGACCCTTTGAAGTTTAAGGCTCTCTAAAAGGGGGGTTATATGAGTTTCTTTTAAAGAAAAATTGTGACAGGTTTTGGGGCTTAAATGAATAATAAAAACACGCAT